TATCATTCTTTTTAGCTTATAGCTCTTGTCTTCATACACCTTCTTAGGTGCAGCAGCTACTACTGTGGTAGCTTTCGGAGTAGAAGCCTTTTTAGGGCTTTTTGTTTTTGTAGTCATTTGATTTGATTTAAATTAAATTTTTTATAAATAGGGGAACCCGAACTCATTGTCTCAGGTTCACCTAAAAATGGAACTATTATGCTTCAAATAAGAAGAAGTTGTTAGCACCTAAAGTACAAACAGCTCTTTCAGATAAGAAGTGAACAGTCATTACATCCGTTCCAGAAGTTCTTGCTCCACCGGCAGAACCAGTAACCCAAGTTTTATATCTTCTGTCTTCAGTTTCAGACGCTCTGTATCTAACGTGTAAGAAAGGTCTCTTAGCGTTTTTACCAAGTATTTGGTCATAAACAGTAGTAGAACCAGCCGGTACAAGTAATCCGTAGATTTCGCCCGCGTTGATTCCGCCTCTCATAGACGCATCGTTAAGGTATTTCCAATCAGATTTGTAGAAGTCATAACCTCTTCTGAATCCGCTGAACCCTAAGTTAAGAGCCATCTCTTCGTCGTTGTCGAACAATCCATAAGATGTTCCACCAACTCCGTAAGAGTTTTGTGCAGCTAACATATCGTCGATATCGAAGCTTAATTCTCTGTTGCAGAAAATAACATTCTCTTCAATAGAACCTTGCTTGTCCAATCTTTGGATGATAGCATCGAAGTCAGCTAAAGATGAAGGAGCACCGCTAAATACGTTACCTCTATTTTTAACTACCCAGAATACACCTTGAGAACCTTTGTTTCCGATGTCGCCAGCAGCAGCCGCAGCACCTGACCCAGCTTCAGCCGGAACAGCTTCTACCATTGCTGTCTCTAAGTAATCATCGAATCTAGTTCTTGTGTCTGATTCTGACTTCAAATACCATAGGTATCCAGTTGCTCCACCTTCTGAAGTAACTTCAACCCAACCAATCTGAGCCATATCTGAACCATTCACTTCGTATTTGTCTCTGATAATAATCGGAGAGTTCTCGAAGATGTAATCATCAGATTCTAAAGACCCTTCCATTGCCTGAGAACCTTTCTTAAATTCTGAACCATATATAAATACAGTTGTTTGTGCACCTAAAGCAAATGTTTGTCCACCCGCTTCGTAGTACGCTACTGTAAATGATTGAGCTGCTGGAGCTGGTTGACCAGCGTTAGTAACAGCAGTAACAATACCTTTATTCCATAAAGTAGTTGCTCCCGCGTTAGCAGAAATCATTACAGTTTGCCCAACTCTAATAGCGATACCGCCTTGTCCCGCAGTAGTAGTTCCACCGCCCGGGAAAGCTGGAGCTAGGGCATCATTAACTGTAATTACAGCCGTAGCAGAACCCGCTGCTGCTGCACTTGTACAGTTAGTATATTTAATGTGTAAACGGCCTTGTTCAGTCCATTTAATTAAATCGGAGTTGGATGGCATTTCTGCACCAACTAATCTCAAAAACGCCGAAACGCTTCTGTTACCATATCTTTCAAACTCTTTTTCATAAGTGTCAGGTAAATACTGATTTAAGAAATTAAAGTTCGTGATATAGTTAGTCTGAGTGGGTACTTGTTCCGCACTTGGAATCAAATCGTAACCCGGAGTTGCTAATACACTCATTATTTCTGGTTTTTATTTTTTTAAAATTAAGTTCTTTTTGCACTTCTAATCTTCAACCCATTGTTATTACTTGATGGACTAACAGATTTTATTTGTAGTGCGCCCTTCCTAGTAGTTTCCGGTGCTCTACGCATCTCCATATCTATATTCTTGGATTTGCGTGCAGAACTTTCAACTGCGTCTGCTTTGCCTTGTTCATAACAAAACTGAGCAAACTTTTCAGGGTTCATTGCGATAGCTAAAGCACGATGATATTCCGTAGGCTTATTAATGTATCCATCTTTATCGGTGTACTTGCCAATAAAATTGTTTACATCTACTTGCGTATTATGCATAGTCTTAGCATCATTAGGAGCGAATAGCACTTTTTGTTTTCCTAACTCAAATTCAAAACCTTTAAAACTCGAGCCAAAAACCTCATCGGTTTTTTCAAGAAACCAATCGTGTTTCTTCTTTAACGCTGTACTCCACTCTTCACTATCTTTGAGATGCTTCTTATACTCAGCTAGTTCGTCGTCAGAAACCGAAGAATTAGATGCCGTGCTTGACTCAAGAGGCACTTTGTATTTTTCTCGTTGTTCATCAAAAAACTTGCGAGCTTTAGTTACAGCTCTTTTTTTAGCTAACTTCTTTTTCTTAATGTCCTTTTCTTCATCAAGGTCTTCATCAAATTCATAATCTGCCATCAAGGCATCTACGTCTTCAATGTCTAACCCTTCTTCGGTAGACATAAAGTAGTCAACTAATATCTTCTCGTCAGAGGCTTCACTATAGTCTTTGTTAAGTTTAACAAAATCTTCGATGCCTCTACCCGTTTCTTTTTTATACTTTAGAAAAGCTTCTACATCTTCAGGCATTTCAGGAGACGCGTCGCGCTTATCCATCAATTCATCTAACGATGTAATTTCTTTTCCGTATTTATTTTCAAAATATGAAAGAACGTCTTTTTCTTCAAGCTCTTTATTAGATTCAATTTCCGTTTCAGTCTCTCCCGTTGTGTTGTTTTCTGTTTCAACAACTGTGGTTTCTGGTGTTTCATCACGATGTTGCTCTTCTTCGTGTTTCTTCAAAAGAGCTTCTTCGACTTCCACCGCCGATTTCTCCGGTACTGCATCTACAGCTTTTACTTTAATTTCCATTTGATTTGAGTTTTTACAAAGTTATGAAAAAATTTTCAACTATTTTTAAGCGATTTATCTGGGTTCAAACTCCGCTAAATCAAAACCATCTAAACTATCCTCATTAGATTCAAACCTTTGAGGTGGTAAATTGTTTTTACGCTGGTCGATTAAGCGTGATTGTTCCGTGTTAGCCTGACTTATTCTATCAGCCTTGGCAGCTTCCCTACTATCTTCACGTTCCTTTAAAGCATTTTCGGAAATATCTCTAAGTTGTTGGTTATACTGAAACTCTTGCTCCATCAACATTTTCTTTTGCTCTGCTTCAGCATTCATCTTTTCAATTTCAAAAGCTATTTCCGCTTGCTTTACTCTTATCTTCTGCTCAGTAAGAGCCGCCATTTTTTGCATCTCTGTTTCTGCTGCCATTTGTTGCGCTTGCATTGCAGATTGTTGTTGCATTGCTTGAGCTTCCATTTGCTGCTGATGCTCTTTCTCGGCTTTGGCTTTTCGTTTTACTTTAAGCAATTGATTAGCTAACTTAATGTTTTTAATCTCGCGAATGTCAATAGCATCTTCAAGGTTAATATCTTTTTGTTGTAAAGCCATTTGAATGTTAGCTTCTAGTTGAGCTTTTTGTTCTTCATCTGGAGCTACTTCAATGAAAACGCCAAAGTCATAGATGTATAAGTCTTTTATATCCTCTAAGATTCGCACATTATATTTTCCTATCTTATTAGCAAACTCTTCCTTGAACGGAGCATATTCTAATATATCCGCTACTCTATAAGTTAAAGCTTCTGCAATAGTTCTCACTACATATAAACTCCCTTCTAAGATGTGTCGAGTAGCTACATTAGAATTTAATGCAGCAAGTTTTTGCAATCCCACTAACGAGTTAGGGTCTGGCGTACTTGCATCCCGCGCTTCATTAAGTCCGGTACACGCTCTAATCATATCTAAATAGTGGTTGTAATTATACACTAAAGCTTGGAGTTTAGCTTGACCTGAATTGCTATTCAATTGAGTAATAGGGACTTTTGCGTGATTAAACTCTCCATCTTGGGTATAGCTTCTTCCTATTACACTACCCGTTTGGAAATATAAACGCAATGCATCGGATGGGTTGTATGCTTGGCCCGTTCCCAAATCTACTTCATTGAGACCATCTGCGTCAATAAACACACCATCTGGAACTAAACGTTGTACAACTTGTTGGATTTTTAAATGGGTAAGCTGAATCAAGTCAGCAAATGGAATCATACGTCTTACTAAAGATTCAATAACTCCCTTATACATTCTAGGAGCCACAGCAACATAATTAGATATAGCGTGCTGACTGGCTGATTTAGGTCGAACCATATTCTTGGCCATCTCCCATTTCAGAATAATGTTGGTTCCCATTACCATTACTCCTTCATACCATACATCAATAGTTTTTTCTATTTTCTCAAAGTTACCCTCATCCATCATCTCTTCAGGTGGATTAAACTCATCGTCTTTTTCAATAACTTTAGAACCACCGCCATCATATATCTTTTTCTTATGAACTACTTTTTTAGTGGTTTTGTAATTAAAGTACATTATAGTTGCAGTATCACGAGCAAACATACTATTTTCATAAAACGAAGCCACATTGTAATAATCATACCACGCTTGACTGTATTTAGCAATCTCATCTAAATCCTCATTAGTTAGAGTGGTATCAATTTTAAGCAGCTCAATAATAGGAACGGTTTTAATCTCTCCCCAATAAAAGCAATCTTTAAAATGCGGGTCTTCAGT